ATTCGACATACTTGTACGATATATTAGGAGGCCACAATGTCAGAATCACGTACTCAATTAGAACAGATTCTAGAACTCCTTCTTTCTGAAGAAACTGAGCAAGCCGAAGAGATGCTACATGAATATGTAGTAGCTAAGGCTCGTTCAGAGTACGAAAAAGTACTGGATGAATCCGATGAGGAAGAAATCGAAGAATCAGCTGAAGAAGAAGTTGAAGAAGAAGTTGAAGAAGCTATCGACATGAGTGATCCAGTAGGTGATCTTGAGTCAGATATTGAAGAAACAGAAGATGAAATCGAAGACGAAGAAGTCTACGGCGAAGCCGATGAAGATGAAATGGGCGACGACGAAGAAATGATGATGGGCGACGAAGACGAAGGCGAAGAAGATCTTGAAGATAAAGTTGAAGATCTAGAAGCTGAGTTGGAAGACCTACGTGCTGAATTCGAAAAGCTAATGTCGGATGACGAAGGCGAAGACGAAGAAGGCGGCGAAGACTTTGATTTAGGCGACGAAATGGACATGGAAGAGCCAGAAATGGAATCTTTTGAATATGATCTAGAAGAAGCTGAAGAAGTTGACGAGTCAGAAGAAGAAGAGCTTGAAGAAGCTACTAAGCTATCTGACAAAGTAGCTGATCCAAAAGGCGGAGCAGGCGATGCAGATGCAAGCGCACCATCAATGAATCCAGCCAAGCACACAACTGTAGCAAGTCAGGGTAAGCCTGTACACGCTAAAGATGGTGGCGAAGGCAAAAAGGATCATGGCGGTTCAGTAAAACACGACTCTACACACCACAACATTGATGTTGAGCCTTCAAAGGCATAAGTGAGTAGGAGAACTTTATAATGGCACGTAGACTTTATGAATACATGAACTCAGAGCAGGCTGGTCTCAGGCTGATGGAATCTGAGGATGGTAAAGACTTGTTTATGCAAGGTCTTTTTGTTCAAGGTGATGTACAAAATCAAAACGGAAGGGTTTACCCTAAAGGTGAGATTGAACGTGCCGTTGAAAGCGTAAGAACTAGGTTGAGCAAAGGTGAAACTGTGATGGGAGAATTGGACCATCCAGAAGAACTACAAATCAACTTAGACCGCGTGAGTCATATCATTACTGATATGTATTGTGAAGGCTCAAACGGAATGGGTAAACTTAAAATCATAGACACACCAATGGGTAACATTGCTCGCAGTTTATTAAAAGCTGGAGCAAAACTGGGCGTTAGCAGTCGTGGTAGCGGAAACGTAAACGAATCAGGCAAAGTTTCTGATTTTGATATGGTTACTGTAGACATTGTGGCCCAGCCTAGCGCACCAGATGCGTATCCTGAATCAATTTATGAGAGTTTATTTAACATGCGTGGCGGCGAAGCTGTTTACAGAACAGCCGCTGCCGTAACACACGACAAAAGTGCTGAAAAGCATTTATTTAATGAGATGACTAAGTTCATAAACGAACTTAAACTTAAATAGTAACAAGTAGGAGAACTACTATGGCAGTGACATTTAACGAACTACTTGAAGGCGCAAATCTAAGCGAAGAAGCTCAGACTGCACTTCAAGAGGCGTGGGATGCAAAATTGTCAGAAGCTAAAGAAGAACTTACTGCTGAATTGCGTGAAGAATTTGCCCAGCGTTACGATCATGATAAAGGATTGATTGTAGAAGCTATGGACAAGTTCATTTCAGAGCGTGTTGAAGCAGAAATGACTGAACTAGCAGAAGACAAGGCTGCTCTTGCGGAGCAACAAGTTAAGTATCGCAAAGCTGTCAGTGAACATGCAAAAATGCTTGACAAGTTTGTAACTGAAATGGTTGCAAAGGAAGTCAAGGAGCTACGTGCAGATCGTGAGCGTGTAAGTGAGCACGTCACTAAGCTGGATGAATTCGTAACAGAATCACTAGCTGGTGAACTTGCTGAGTTCCACGAAGACAAGAAAGCACTAGTAGAGCATAAAGTCAAAATGGTTGCAGAAGGCAAGAAGCAACTTGCAGAAGCAAAGCGTGACTTTATTTCTAAGGCTGCAGGCAAGGTTGAAGGAGTTATTAACCGTGTCATCAGCGAAGAAGTCAAGTCATTCCGTAATGACATCACATCAGCTCGCGAAAATGACTTTGGGCGCCGTATTTTCGAGGCTTTTGCTTCAGAATACAACACATCGTATCTGAACGAAACTAAGGAAATTAAGGTAGCTCAGAAGCAACTTGCCGAAATGAAGAAAGTGGTTGCAGAAGCTAAAGCAGCAGTTGAGAAATCAGCTGAGGCTCGTAAGCTAACAGAAAGCAAACTACGCATTGCTCAAGATAAAGCAAATCGTAAAGATAAGCTAAATGAGTTAATGGCTCCACTAGGCAAAGAAAAGAGAGACATAATGTCAGATCTACTAGAGAGTGTTAAAACTGAAAAGCTAGAAGCTGCTTTTAACAAGTATCTTCCAAGTGTATTAGATAATACTACACCTAGAGTAAAGAAGACAATTACAGAATCAGTGACAAAAGAACACACTGGTAATAAGCAGGCACCTGCAAAGGCAGAGGCCGTTGACACGGAAAGCATTGTAGAACTTGATGCAATCCGTAAACTAGCCGGACTTTCAAAATAATAGGAGTTTAGAAATGGCAAATTTATTTGAAAGCAACTGGTCAGCAACCAAAGATGCGCTAATGGAAGGCCTAAACGGTCAGCGCAAGCAGACTATGGATGTTGTCCTTGAGAATGCCAAGAAGATGATGGTAAACGAGGCCGCAACCGCAGGTGCAACTGGTGCTGGTTCAGTAGCAACACTTAACAAGGTAATGTTACCTTTAATCAGACGTGTAATGCCGTCTGTAATCGCTAACGAGTTAGTCGGTGTACAACCAATGACTGGCCCTGTTGGTCAAATCCACACACTACGTGTACGTTATGCGGACACTACAGGTGAAGTGGGTGCTGGTACAGAGGCTCTAAGCCCATTTGCACTAGCACAAAGCTATTCTGGTGCTCCAGATGCGACAGCAGCCGCTGAAGGCACAGCTGGTAACAAGATGAGCATCCAGATCTTGAAAGAAACAGTAGAAGCTAAGACAAGACGTCTATCAGCTCGCTGGACTTTCGAGGCTGCACAAGATGCAGAAGCTATGCACGGTGTTGACGTTGAAGCCGAGATCATGCAAGCTCTAGCACAAGAGATCGTTGTAGAAATTGACCAAGAAATCATTGGTTCTCTACGCACTCTAGCTGGCGCTGGACAAGCTCTTGACTTTAGCTCTATCTCAACTGACTACTCTCCAACATACGTTGGTGATCGTCACGCTCTACTAGCGATTGAGATCAACCGCGCTGCAAACAGAATTGCTGCACGTACACGTCGTGGTGCTGGTAACTACATCGTAGTTTCTCCAGAAGCACTAACTGTACTACAAAGTGCAACAACTTCTACCTTTGCACGTACTACTGAAGGTTCATTCGAAGCTCCAACTAACACTAAGTTAGCTGGTACATTGAATGGCACAATCAAAGTATTCGTAGACAACTACGCCGCAGATGGTACTAAGGTACTAGTAGGTTACAAAGGCTCTTCAGAAACTGATGCGCCAGCGTTCTACTGCCCATACGTTCCACTAATGAGCACAGGTCCAGTAATGGATCCAAATACTTTCGAGCCAGTAGTTAGCTTTATGACACGTTATGGTTATAAGGAACTAACTAACACAGCTAGCTCGCTAGGTAATGCTGCTGATTATGTAGACGCAGTATCTATCTCAAACGTAACATTCCAGTAAGATTTAATCTTACAATAACGTTTGGAAGCC